TTCACTCGTATTTGACAGTAGCGGTAATCTATATGCCGGCGGAAATTTCACGAACGCCGGAGGAAATCCAGCAAATTATGTTGCAAAATGGACTACATCTACTGGTTCGTGGTCGGCCTTAGGAACTGGTATGAATAACGCGGTAAATTCTCTTGCTATTGATAGTAGCGGTAATCTATATGCCGGCGGAAATTTCACGTACGCCGGAGGAAATCCAGCAAATTATGTTGCAAAATGGACTACATCTACTGGTTCGTGGTCGGTATTAGGAAGTGCTGCAAATAATGGTTTGAATAACCGCGTAAGTTCACTCGTATTTGACAGTAGCGGTAATCTATATGCCGGCGGGTATTTCACGAGCGCTGGAGGAATAACAGCACTTTATGTTGCAAAATGGACTACATCTACTGGTTTGTGGTCGGCCTTAGGAAGTGGTGTGAGTAGCATTGTAAGTTCACTCGTATTTGACAGTAGCGGTAATCTATATGCCGGCGGGTATTTCACGAGCGCTGGAGGAAATCCAGTAAATTATGTTGCAAAATGGACTACATCGACGGGTTTGTGGTCGGCCTTAGGAAATGGTATGAGTAACGTGGTAAGTTCTCTCGTATTTGACAGTAGCGGTAATCTATATGCCGGCGGAAATTTCACGAACGCCGGAGGAAATCCAGCAAATTATGTTGCAAAATGGACTACATCGACGGGTTTGTGGTCGGCCTTAGGAAATGGTATGAGTAACGTGGTAAGTTCACTCGTATTTGACAGTAGCGGTAATCTATATGCCGGCGGAACTTTCACGAGCGCTGGAGGAATATCAACAAATTATGTTGCAAAATGGACTACATCGACGGGTTTGTGGTCGGCCTTAGGAAGTGGTATGAATAGCAATGTAGTTTCTTTGGCGGTTGATAGTAGCGGTAATCTATATGCCGGTGGAAATTTCACGAGCGCCGGAGGAAATTCAGCAGCAAATCGTGTTGCAAAATGTTTGCCAATATCTAATTATATCATGAATGCGACGACGCCGGCTACTAGACTATATTTAAACTATAGCGGTCCAGGAAGCATGATAAATTTGTTGTATTATTATGATAATACCGTGGCGTATTCACAAGTAAATTAACCATAAACAGTTTATTTAGGCTTTTTTCTTATTTTTTGCTAATTTTTACAGGTGCTTTAACCTTATCAGGAATAGAAAACAGGTCTTCTATTAGTCTTTGTTCAGCGTCTTCCATAGCTTTTATTTCTTGTAACCGACGATCACGTTTCTGCTCATCGTCTTTGTACACGTGTATATTATCCGCCATTTGTATAATATAATAATATAAAACAAATAGTAACAATGGATATATTAAAACCATCACTTACTGAACCAGGAATTAAATATTTTTTACATCAAACCTTGAAACAATGTCATATAACAAAAAACACATTTCATACTATGGTATTTAATGTTGGATTATTATTAGGATTTATCATTCTTTTAGCCGCAATCTTGTTTTTTAAATATAAAGGCAAAATAACCCCCGCCGAAAAATACAAAAAAGATTACGAAAAACAGCAATACATCTTATCAAAAATTACAAAATTACAACAAGTTAAACGAGCGGAGCGACAAGAGTTAATTACCGGACTACCCAATTGGGAAAATGAATACGATACCTTCAATAAAAATCCTTATTCATAAGTTATTTATTTACATTTAAAAAAATATGTAAATAAATATGTAAATATAGTATACATATCAATTATATGTCAGAAAAAGAATACAAAGACAAAGACAAAATAAATGACGCAATAAATGAATATTATAAATTGAAAATGAAGTATGAATCGGAAACGTCTAAAAATAAAAAGAAACTTATCAATAATACTCATTTAAGCTTAAAAGAAAAACGCCGAGAATTTGCCCAAATTAAACCCAAGTGTATTTATTGTAAACGACCGGGCGGTACTATTTTTTCAACCACATTCGATAAAAGCGCCAACACAAGAGAATTAAAAGCAATTTGCGGTGTAACAGCACAACCATGTAAATTAAACATAGCCATATTAGTAGGAACGTATGAATTATTACCCCTTACCTTAAGCGGGCTATCTCAAGAAATAACCAATGAAAAAATGAAAATTATAAATAATAAAAATCAGAATATTTTTGGCTATATTTCCGCACAACAAACCGTAGATATGTTTGCCGAATTAAAAGACCGCGTATCGGATACTACCTCTCTATATGTGTCTTATCTCGAAGAATATTTAGATATCGTTGAAAACAAGCAACAAAAGAATGACCTAAAACGCGATCAAGAGTTTTTTTATGGATTTGTATCAGAAATTCATGCGGCGATTAACCAATTTCATACGACCGATAATACTCAATACATACGCGATGCGGTTGATTTATATGTAACCAAATTATTACCTTTATTAGATAAAATAATGAAACGTAAATATAATGAAAACTCGGTACGGTATAATGAAAACGACAATACGTATCATTTAATACAAAATAAATATTCTATTAAAGATATTGAATTTAACATTGGCGAAGAAAAAATAATTAGTTTTGTTACAAAATGACACATGACGGTCGCAATTGAACGTGAAACATATTTATTTATTTATTATTTATTATTTATTATTTATTATTTCATGAATAATAAATATATACATATATTTAAATGTTTCTTGATTACATTTCACTCCCCATTTTTGTAATTAGTTTTATAATTGGACTACTGTTTATATATATATTTGGACCACAAACAAAGACTATTTATGTATATCCATCACCTGAAAATGTAAACAAGATATTATTTAAGGATAATGCAAACAATTGTTTTTATTTCGACGAATTAGAGGTTAAATGTCCAACAGATTTGTCTACTATATCCACGATACCCATACAGAGCTAAAGCCATACAAATCTATTTTTACTGGTATTTTTACTGGTATTTTTACTGGTATTTTTACTGGTATTTTTACTGGTATTATTTCTTGTATTGTATTAGTATATGAGTATTCATTTAGACAAATTTTTACGAACTCCTTCAGGAAAATACATAATGTCGTTATTATTAGGCATTGGGTTGGCTTCTTTTTTCAGATTCATATGTAAGGATAAAAATTGTATCGTGTTTACTGGACCACCTATGGATGAGATTAAGGATAAAATATACAAAAACCAGGATAAATGTTATAAATTAATACCCATGGCCACAAAATGTAGTAAAAATAAAAAAATAGTCGATTTTGCCGATTCATCTTCCCCCGTTTAGGTAAATTGCGTAATTATTATAATCAATCATTCTGTATACTAATTATGAGCGGCACAACAAATATTTTAGAATTACCCACGGAAAACAATAATTCTCCTAAAATGACTTTTACAGAACCAGTTCAGCAACAAGGAGTCGCTTTAGATGAAAATACCATTAGTCAAATTGTGAGTGGATTACAACGCGCTAGTGTAAATGGTGCGACACTATTACCGTCTCGCGATATTCCCATTACAACCACGAACATAAGTACTGATGCGCAGGTTCAACCCAATTATATTCCACCCGCGCAAAATGATTATATTAAAACCCAAGAAGAACCTGATGATATTAGCCATCATTATAATAAACGCATGGAATCACAAAATTCACTAGATGAAATGTATAACGAATTACAAACCCCACTTTTGCTTATGGTGCTGTATTTTTTGTTTCAATTACGATTTTATCGCAAATTTTTATTTAGTTTTTTCCCCATTTTATTTTCAAAAGACGGAAATATAAATATTAATGGATTATTTTTTAATAGTATTTTATTTGGATTTGCGTATTATGTATTAAATAAAAGCACTGAATTATTTAGTCGGTTTTAGTGCGCGAACATTGATTGTTATGTTTATTTATAAAAAATATAACAATTTAAACATTTCTTACGGATATATGATATTATATTATGGCGCCGGACATTATTAATCTAGCATACGATAATACAATTAAAATGTTTATGTATGATACTATAAAAACAAATAACCCGGCTATTAATGTGATGTTGTCCACCATCATGATTGCGATTATCGGGTTTATAAGCAATTATTTAAATGGGATTACATTGGGTTCTATTATGGAGCATATTAATAATTATGAGTTACTATATCACATCGGGTTTAAACGACCAAATACCATAACACTAGAAGGTAAATTTTCATCTAGCGGCGGTGGTATGCTAAGAGTAACATCGCACTGCACGGATAGGTTTAAGGCAATATCGAACTATATTGTTAATAACATTGACAGTAACAAAACCATCCACAAAATCAAAGAATTTAGTTCAAATTTTGTGGATTATGAGTTAAAAACTGAATGCATATTGATGGTTTCTCAGAAACGGTATTTTTGTATTGGAGAAAATATTTTCGCACGTACTATTACCCAATGCGATGACTCGGAAAACCGGGATAAAACCATTAATAGATGTGAAAAAATCACCATTGAAATATATTCATATATTTATCCTATTTCATTTTTAAAATCTCATATAGACATGATAACGGCGGACTATTTGGCTGATATAAGAACCGGACGAAGTCATAAACGATTCATATATAATTTAACCAAGACAACTATTAAAGAGGACCAATCGCGATTTGATTGTTGGGATGAATACGAATTTGAAAGCACGCGAACCTTTAAATCTTTATTTTTTGATGGAAAAGAAGAATTAATAGACCGAATACAGTTCTTTTTGAACAATAAAGATTGGTATAGTAAAATAGGCATACCCTATTCCCTAGGCATAGGCCTTCATGGACCACCCGGAACCGGAAAAACCTCGCTTATAAAAGCAATAGCAAATTATACAGACCGAGATATTATTATTCTTTCATTAAAAATAATCAAGACAAAAAGCCAACTGGAACAATTTTTCTTTGAAAATACGTATAATCGCGACAATAAATCTGGAAGCAAGTCCTTTGATAAGAAAATTATTGTATTTGAAGATATTGATTGTATAGGAGACATTGTATTAAATAGAGATACTGTAAAACCGTCCAAATTTAATCAGACACACGTAATTAATAATATAATCAATCATAACAATAAAACGCCAACCGACGTTGACAACGAAGAAGATGTGAAAATGGTAGATGTGAAAAGGGATGATATGAAAAGGGAGGATATGTTGAAAACTATGGATGTATCTATGTATTCGAAAATGTTGGTAAATGAATTATTATTAGATGAAAAAATTACATTAGACGACATACTCAATATGTGGGATGGAATAAGAGAAACACCCGGTAGAATACTCATCATGACAAGCAATCATTATCACGACTTGGACCCAGCGCTAATTAGGCCGGGTAGAATTGATATATCACACGAAATGAAGAATGCTAGTTATCAAACCATTCGTAATCTATATGAGCATTTATTTAATCATACAATTGACGAGTCAACCTTATTATTAATAAATGAATATTTTTATTCACCAGCAGAATTAATTAACATTTATATTTATCATAATAATGTTGAACGTTTTACAGAAAGATTATTAATGAACAAAAAGGTATAAAATGTAAAAACAGGTTTAAAAAAATAGTTTATTTTAGTTTTACAGATTATGGAAGATTACGCAGCTAAATTTATAAACAATTTACCTGAACATTTATTGAATATAAAATCACCTATGAAATTAGATGTTGTTCTTGAAGGTGGATTATTTAATGGTAGTTTTCATGCGGGTGCGTTATTTTTTTTAAAAGAAATGGAAAACCGTAACATTATAAAAATAGAGAGAATATCTGGTGCCAGCATCGGCTCATTAATGGCATTTTTGTATTTTTCAAATAATTTAAACATTATTTCAGAACTATATCATTTAATATATGTCACATTTAAAAAAACCCGTAATTTAAAAATTATTACACAACTAAAAAAAATATTACATGGAAAACTTTCCGAAAATATATGCGGCCAAGTAAACAAGCGGCTATATATTAGTTATTATAATGTCACAACTGGCAAAAAATATATAAAAAAAACCTACAAGACGGTTGATGTATTAATAAATACTATTGTCAAATCATGTTTTATACCATATTTAATAGATGGTCATATGCTATATGAAAATAAATATATAGATGGAATTACTCCGCATATTTTTAAAAAGGAACACGATAAACAGATTCTCTACATTGATTTATTTGGATATGATAAAGTATTCTATTTTTTCAATATAAAAAATGAAAAATCAAATGAGCACCGTATGCTTGCCGGGTTACTAGATATTCATAATTTTTTTGTAAAGCAACATAGCACATCCATGTGTAGTTATGTAGACAATTGGAATATAACTCATCATTTCTATTATTATATAAAAATGTTTATTGAAAAACTATGTATATTTTTTATCATGACAATAGTGCGCGTCAAACACATGATACCATTTCATGTAAAGGCGTCGATTATTTATAAGATTGTTTTAAAGATATTACCAGACGTGGTTGTATTATTATTAGACACGTATTGTATATAACCCTATTGTTTTCTTAAACTATTGTTTTCTTAAACTATTAATGACGCATTTTGTACGATTTATTTTTGGCGTTTCTTCCATAAATAAGGTCTCGCAGGTTTTTTTTAGTTCTTGTATTGGATTTTGGCCTTGTTTTTTTTTTATTGGTTTTTTTATCTAATGGTTTTTCTTTCTTTAATGGATGTTCTTTGTCTAATAAGTTTTTCTTTTCAATAAACTTTTTACCAGACGATGGTGTGTAATTTAAAAACCATTCATCGTATTCTTTGGTGTTTTGACCTTTGGTGTTTTGACCTTTGGTGTTTTGCCCTTTGGTGTGTTGACCTTTGGTATTTTGACCTTTGGTGTGTTGACTTTGCTTTAATTCTTTATATTTTGCCGCTTTAGCCGCTCTCATTTCTTCTAATGATTCTTGGTGTCCATAACAATTAATACTAAACCTTTTTAGTAACCCTTTTTGACTAAGCCTATTTTTTTGTTGCACCTCAAATAAAAATTTTGACATGCATAAAATCCGATCAATAAATATGTTATAATAAGGTCTGTCTGTATACAAAAATGCTAAGTAGAAACTCAACATGGTATCTATTGTAGCAATTTTTACCTTTTGATTATGAATATTAATTACATTATAACTATGACACCCAATTGGTTTATATACAAACGCAACGGTATCATTGCCCACCTTAATTTCATAATGTACGGGTACTATCTCACCCACGGGTAATTTTTTAGCAATTTTTACATTTTTAATACCAATATCCGTTAGTCGCTCTTTCACAATTTCAGCCGTCGTTTCGGGGTCATTCGATAATACATCAAAATCCGCTAATTTATTTACTTTGTTTTTGTTTTTTGACGGCATATATTGTGAGTACATTGACATGGCAAAACCGCCAAAAAACACTACGCCTTGATTAATAAACGTGTTTTTGACATTATTATATATTTCTTCCGAGCTGTCCGTATTTTCCATGCCTCTTTGAAAACTAACGTTGTCACAATTATTCGCCTCTAATGGATAATGTTTATTTAACAGAATAAGCCGTTTCAATACTTTTTCCCATCTACTGGTGTCTCCCACTGGACGTGATAATTCCAGATACATGGACATTCTCAGAAAATTCGGCGGCGCATAACGAATTCCCGCGACCTGAATTGACTCTTTTTTAATAGCCACATAAATTTCCTTGTCCAAATGGGTAATATCCGCAACCGGTATAAAATTCACATAAACCTTGAAAGTTCCGTGATGTTGACCCGATTTTGCTTCCACGTCAGTAAACCCTTGTTTAAAATAAACATCCGCTAATTCTGTGGCATCATCCAACGCATTAGGTGAAAAAAAATCATAATCTGGTAATTCCACGTCCTTGTTATAAAATTGGTCTGATTGCGGTAAAATATTATTAATCGCCGTTCCTCCATAACATACCAAACTTTTACGTTGAATAAAATCTTCCACCGTTTTAATAATTCGTTTAATATCTTCTGAATTTACAACTCGCCGTCCGATTTTTTCGCCGGCTTTATCTACCGCCATACGTAAAATAGCTAATTCACAATCGCTAAATTTTAATCCCTTACAAATATTCTTAGAAGCCATGGTTATTATATAATAAATAGATTATTTATAAAAGATTATTAGTCAAATCATGATTGACATAATAAACGTAGCGCACATTTACTATCAATGGTTATTGAACTGGTCTTCATAATGTACCGCAATTCTTTATGTAACTCTTTATTTATATTTTCTAATTCACTCATAGACCACCATAAATAAGGTTTGGATTCTTTATTGTATTTTGGAATATATATAATATCATTGAATGTATCAAATGACACTTTTTTACAAAATACAACGCGCTTTAAATTGTGTTCGTCAGGCAGGAGCGAGTAATTTATAATAAAACAACTTGGTAAAACAAGGTCTGTTGCGATTATAGTATAATTGGCGTTACTGTTTAATTGTAACATTATAAATAATATAAATATTATTGTAATTATGGAATAATATTTATAACTTAAATTATTTTATATATTATTATCAATTTTATTTATTTAGGTGCGCTGCTTTATCTCTCAATTCATTCGGTTTCAAACAAAACGCGTACCCACATTTGTTAAAGAAATCGATTTCGGCTTTTAAATTGCCATCATTATATTGAAATCGCATAGCTACCATTTGACAACCCATTTCGCGACATTGTTCTCCATTTGGGTTCGATGGATTTGATTTTTCATCCGGGATAATCAAAGTCAGGGCTCGTTTATTAAAAAATGTCAACTCATTTGCGTCGGCATTGTTTTCCATATCTCCAAAATTATATATACGCATATAGTCTGAACTACTAGTCAAATTTATGTATTCCAATAGTTCATCATGTTGTAAAAAACTTTGGTCACGCTTGTCTACAATTAAAACGACTTTATTCATAAATTTTAATAAAGGAGTCTCCCCTAAATTATGACCACCTGATTCATAACTAAATGAATTTCCGAGCATTATATTCGCGTAATGATGAAATATTTTGGTAAGGTTGTTATACATTTTACGATTGTTACTTCTTATTCTTAAATGAATAATAATAGGATCGGTGTTATTTGGTGCGGTTCCGGTAGCAAAAGCGTAATCTTTTATCGTCTTCATTACATCTGAAAATGGCACTGAATTAAAGGTTTCTTTTGTATAATAGTCGTCACTTATGCTTGTTGCAACAACTGGCTTATTATTGATCGAATATAACGCAAAATCCAGGCACCTGGTCCCCGTGCTTAAAATACTTTTCAGATTACAAACGTCTACATAGTCGTATGAATATTCTCCACCCGAGCACGCATTAAATGCGGTTTTAATAAAATAATCGTATAATTTTCCGGCACATTGGGGGTCGGTGTTATTTATAGGCTTTATCGCGCCGTTTATTTTGGGATATAATTTGCTCATATAACTACATTCTCGTTCTTTCAACCCATTTACACGTATAACATAATAAAGAATCCATATAATTACACCAAATATCACCACAATTATTACATAAGAAATCATATTTGTATTATTGTCTGTAAGAGAAACGTTATTTAACATACTATCTACTATTATAATATATTTTTTAAACATAATCATTTGAAATTAGTTAAATAATTAATATATAGTTATAATTATATGGCAGGCGGTTTGCTAAACCTCGTGAGTCAAGGGCAACAAAATATTATATTAAATGGTAATCCTAGCAAAACCTTTTGGAAAACTACTTATGCAAAATATACCAATTTCGGAAAACAAAATTTCCGATTAGATTATGAAGGGACTCCCACCTTAAATCTCACATCCGAATCTACTTTTGTCTTTAAAGTGAAACGTTATGCGGACCTATTAAAAGATTGTTATCTATCTTTTGCTTTACCTAATATATGGAGTCCCATTATGCCTCCTCAATCAGTAGCAAATGCTGACGGAACAACGAGTTATACTGATTGGTCTCCTTACGAATTTAAATGGATTGACAATATCGGAGCCCAAATGATTAGTAAAGTTACGATTACGTGCGGCAATCAGCAGCTACAAGAATATTCTGGTCAGTATCTTTTATCTGCGGTTCAGCGGGATTTTACGGGCACAAAAAAAGCATTATTTGATGAAATGACCGGCAATGTTGCGGAATTAAACAACCCAGGTAATTCAAGTTCTTATGTCAATTCAGGTTCTTATGTCAATTCGGGTTCTTATGTCAATTCAAGTTCTTATCCAAATGCTTATTATACTTCCAGTGCGGCCGGGGCGCAACCATCCATTATGGGTCGCATATTATATATACCGTTAAACGCGTGGTTTGGGTTAAAGAGTCAAATGGCATTTCCTTTGGTGTCCCTGCAATATAATGAGCTTCATATCACCGTTACCATTCGACCAATAAATGAATTATTTCGCATAAGAGATGTCTTTGATTACGCAAACAATTATCCATATATAGCGCCGAATTTTAATCAATATTATCAGCAAATGTATCGCTTTTTACAAACGCCACCTGATGAAGAATTAGGGGCATCTTCGTACGTGGATGTAAGGGCGGTGTGGAATCCAGACATTAATTTAAATTGTAATTATTGTTTTCTCTCCAACGAAGAGTCTGTGCTATTTGCAAAAAATGAACAAAAATATTTATTTAAACAAGTTCACGAAAACGTCTTTTATAATGTAACCGGTTCTAATAAAGCACAGTTAGATTCGTTGGGAATGGTCTCCAGCTGGATGTTTTATTTTCGGAGAAGTGACGTGAATTTACGCAACGAGTGGTCGAATTATTCGAATTGGCCTTATAATTATATGCCATACCCGGCTTACCCCGCGCCAACTGTAGGAGCTTATCCAAATCCCGACCCTTATGGTGCGTCTACTATCGGACCAGGACAAAATCCGGACGGTGGTTCTACTGGATTACTGATTAGCGGCGTGTATAATCCGCAAAATTTAAAACAAATATTGGTCACCTTAGGCATTATGATAGATGGTGGTTATAGAGAAAATATATTACCTGCAGGTGTGTTTAATTTTATTGAAAAATATGTGTCAAACGCGGGTAATGCTCCGGATGGATTGTTTTGTTATAATTTTTGCTTAGATACGTCGCCTTTTGTATTGCAGCCATCTGGTGCGATGAACATGAGCCGATTTACAAAGGTGGACTTTGAGTTTAATACGATTACTCCCCCGGTGGACCCCTATGCGCAAGTATTGACTATATGTGACCCTGATTCGGGACAAATTATCGGAATTAATAAACCAACTTGGCGAATTTATGATTACAATTTTGACTTGTATGTCTTTGAAGAGAGAATAAATATGATTACCTTTGTGGGTGGTAATGCCGGATTAATGTATGCTACTTAATTTATTTCCTTTAAGTAGGTAAATCCATTTATTATATAAATTTCGTGTTTTTATTTTTCCAAGACTTTTTTGGGAAAGTGAAAAATGGACAAAAATAATGTCCAAATTCTGATTTTCCAAAATCATCTTGGAAAAACGAAAACATTTGCTGCATAAATATTTTTAGCGTCTGGTTCCCAAAAAAATAATTTTCAATTTGTGACGATACATTTTTATTTTATTTTGCGGAAAAGATTTAGGCGTTTTTTCTGTTCATAAATAAAAACGAAAATGACGAACGAAATTACGCCAGAAAACGCCGGTAAATTTGTGTGTAATTTATGTGACTTTAAATGTAATAAAGAAAGTGATTGGTACAGACATTTATCCACATCTAAACATAATAAGCGAATAAATACGAACAACTGCGCGCAAAAAACCGCCATTAAATACCTGTGTAGTTGTGGTAAAAAATATAAACATGCGTCCTCTTTATGGAACCATCAGCAGAAATGTCAGCCAATTGTAGACGCAAACAACCATTTTGTCATTGATAAAGAATTAATTATGTTACTTATAAAAGAAAATAGCGAATTAAAAAACATGCTGATAGAAGAACATAAAACTACTCAACAAATAATACTTGAAGAACATAAATCGACTCAACAGATGATGCTGGAAGTCATTAAAACCGGCACTCATAACACCAATACCACGAACAACACAAATTCACATAACAAAACGTTTAATTTACAGTTCTTTTTGAATGAAACCTGTAAAAACGCCATGAATATTATGGATTTTGTGGATTCTTTAAAGTTACAACTATGTGACCTGGAGAGAATGGGCGAAATAGGGTTTGTAAATGGAATGTCTAATATTATCATAAAGAACTTACAGAGTATGGATATTACCGAAAGACCCGTTCACTGTACCGATCAGAAGAGAGAAGTTATGTACGTGAAAGATGACGGGAAATGGGATAAAGAAGAAGAGACAAAACCAAAACTCCGCAAGGCAATTAAGCACATTGCGCATAAAAATGCGAAACTTATTGGAGAGTTCAAAACCAAATACCCGGATTATAAGACATGCGCGTCAAAAATTTCGACGCAGTATAATACCATGGTAATTGAAGCAATGGGTGGGGTTAATTGTGTTGATGCCGTCAATGAAAATAAAATTATCAAACGTATTTCCAAAGAAATCTTGGTGGAAAAGGAATGAATTTTCTTTAAGTAGGTAAATCCATTTATTATATAAATTTCGTGTTTTTATTTTTCCAAGACTTTTTTGGGAAAGTGAAAAATGGACTTATATTAACATAAGATTAGTTTAATTTAAAAATAAGAACACATGTTAAATTAATGGCAACGACCGAAATTGATTATTCTAACACAATCATTTACAAGATTACATGTAAAGATACTAATATAAAGGATGTGTATGTTGGTCACACAACTAATTTTGTTCAACGAAAGCACGCTCATAAACAAAGTTGCATGAACCCAAAATCAACCAATCATGCATGTAAATTATACGCAATAATAAGGCAAAATGGTGGCTGGACAAACTGGATAATGGAGATTATTCATTTTTTTAAATGCAATAATCAATGCGAAGCAAGAACAAAAGAGCAAGAATATTTTATTTTATTAAATGCAACTCTAAATAGTATTGAACCAATGCCTACACCTAAGGCTCCTATTAAACCATTGACCAACGTAATTGAAATGAACAAAACTGAAAAACTATCAAAATATAATTGCGATATTTGTACCTTTACATCGTGTAATCGAAAAGATTATAATCGACATATTCGCACACGTAAACACAAAATGATGTCAAATGATGACGCATTAATCCTCACAAATCCTACAAAATATGTATGTAATTGTGGCAAAATGTATAAATATCGACAAGGATTGGCATTACATAAAAAAACATGTCATCCAATTACTGACGCAAGCCATAATTTTGTGATTGATAAAGAATTAGTAATGTCTATATTGAAGCAAAACGCAGACATTATTAAGGAAAATAGCGAATTAAAAAACATGATGATGGAAGTCATCAAAACCGGCACTCATAACACCAATACCACGAACAACACGAATTCACATAACAAAACCCAAACTCCGCAAAGCAATAAAGCACATTGCGCATAAAAATGCGAAACTTATTGGGGAGTTCAAAACCAAATACCCGGATTATAAGACATGCGCGTCAAAAATTTCGACGCAGTATAATACCATGGTAATTGAAGCAATGGGTGGGGTTAATTGTGTTGATGCCGTCAATGAAAATAAAATTA